CGATTCCCTCCCATGTACACACCAGTTATAGATTACGACGTTCCGCTTGCGAACTACTCCCCGACATTCGAGTCGCTGGAGACCCGCGTTGCCGCAGCCATGGCTGCGTTAGTAGATACTAACAATCTGCCAGCCCCCAACGAGATCGACGAAGCCGATAAGGAAAAAGCCCGCGAGGTGTTCCTTGGTAATGAGTTGGCATCCGATGCCGATCTAGCGTCGCCCGGGATGGTGGTGTATCTGCAGTCCCTGCTATCTGAATACGACACGGTAGTTGTAAAGTCAGCGCAGCAAATGCGAACCTACGTAACAAACCGCCTGTTGCGGGAAACCGACAACCCCGACCCACGTATCCGGATGAAGTCACTGGAACTGCTGGGCAAGATCAGCGACGTTGGCTTATTCACGGACAAGACAGAAATTACGATGCGCCACCGGCCAACCGAAGAGCTGGAGCAGATGCTACGTGAACGCCTGACCAAAGTGCTGGAGGCCGAAGTGGTGGACAACACCAAGAAACCTGCCAAAGCCCAAGTGCAGATAGATATTAGCGACGTCGACGCACTCTAATGCAAGAAACCCTAACGCCAGAAATCATCGAACGGATTTCCAAGAAGCTGCCTGCAGCTGAGGCGGCGGAATTACTTGCCATGTTTGAAGAACTGGACGGCAGGAAGCGTCAGACTCTGGCCCAAAACGACTTTTTGTCGTTCATTGCTGCCATTGATCCTAACTATAAGTTTGGAGCGCACCTAAAACGGCTGGGCAGTCTGCTGATGGAGGTGGAAACCAACACCAAAAACCGGATTGCCGTGTCCATGGCACCTCGTATGGGCAAGTCCCAGATGATTTCTATCTACTATCCTGCTTGGTACTTGGGCAAACACCCGGATCACAAGGTAATTGTGGCTTCACACACTGCAGATTTGGCGGTTGTGATGGCCCGTAAGGTGCGAAATCTGATTAATACGCCTGAATACAAGGCAATTTTCCCAAACACGAGCATAGCCTCCGATGCTAAAGCTGCTGCGCAGTGGAATACAACCAAAGGTGGCGAATATTTTGCGATTGGTGTGGGTGGTGCGCTGGCTGGTCGTGGTGCCCACCTCATTATTGCCGACGATCCGCTGTCAGAACAGGACATTAAGGCTGGAAATACGACGTCTCTTGACTCGGCATACGAGTGGTTCAGTGCTGGTTTGCGTACTCGTCTCATGCCAGAGGGGAAAATCTGCGTATTGCACACGCGTTGGCACCAGCGGGACCTGATTGGCCGTCTAATTAAAGACTCTGCCATGAACGAGGGCGGGGATAAGTACGAAACGTTTGAATTTCCTGCAATTCTCAACGAAGGCACCGAAAACGAGAAGTCGATATGGCCAGAGCAGTGGTCACTCGAGGCATTACAGCAAACTCGCTCGTCAATGCACCACATCATGTGGCAGTGGTACGCTCAATACCAGCAAAACCCAACAGCAGCCGAGGCTGCGATCATAAAACGGGACTGGATACGCTGGTGGACCAAGGACAACCCCCCAAGAATTGACTTTATTGTGCAGGCGTTCGATACGGCGCTCACTACCAAGGAGCGGTCTGACTTTTCCGTGTGCCACACGTGGGGCGTGTTTGAAAGTGAAGAAGATGGCACCCAGAACGTCATCCTGCTGAACAAAGTCAAGGGGAAATATGAGTTTCCTGAGCTGAAACAGATGGCGCATGACCAGTACAAAGAGTGGGAGCCCGACAGTGTGATCGTCGAGGCCAAGGCCAGCGGTCAGCCGCTGATTGACGAGATGCGTAGGTCAGGTATATTTGTGCAGGACTTCAGTCCCGGCAAGGGGCAGGACAAGATTGCTAGGCTCAACGCCGTGGCTGATATGTTTGCGTCTGGTCACGTTTGGTTCCCCGAAACTGCGTGGGCTTCGGCCACTGTAGAAGAGATTTTGGCGTTCCCAGCCGGGGAGCACGACGACGAGGTTGACACGATGACGCTCGCACTGATGCGGATTCGTAAGGGTGGACTCTTGCGCTTGAGCAGTGACCACGAGGATAATGACCCCTATTACGTTGGCAAACGCCAAGCGTATTACTAAGCATACCGAAGGTATGACCACCGATCAAGGACTAAATAATGGCTACTAATATGTTCCCTTCACTTAACCCAGCACCGCTTGGGTTAGATGCCTTGGCTTCCGATATGGAGGAAGGACCCGGCATTGAGATTCAGATTGAGAACCCCGAGGGTGTGATCGTCGGCATGGACGGCATTGAGATTGACCTGATGGACATTGCTGAAAGCGCTGGCGAAGACGAGTTTGGTGACAACCTTGCCGAAACCATGGACGAGGGCGCACTGCAGAAAGTTGCCAGTGACCTGATCGAGTTGGTAGATGCAGACATCGCCAGTCGCAAGGACTGGGTTGAGATGTACGTCAAAGGTCTAGATGTCTTGGGGATGAAATATGAAGAAAGAACAGAACCTTGGTTGGGAGCCTGTGGAGTATTCTCAACCGTCCTCACCGAGGCGGCTGTCCGCTTCCAGAGTGAGACTATTATTGAGACGTTCCCAGCTGCTGGCCCAGTCAAAACGGAGATCATCGGTGCTATTGACCGTCTTAAAGAGGAGGCGGCTGAACGCGTACGCGAAGACATGAATTACCAGCTCACCGAGGTGATGTCTGAGTATCGCCCCGAGCACGAGAAGATGCTGTACAGCTTAGGTCTGGCTGGTTCAGCGTTCAAGAAAGTTTACTTTGACCCCGGTCTGAACCGTCAGGTTGCTATTTTTATTCCTGCGGAAGACATCATTATTCCGTACGGCGCGTCTAGTTTGAAGACATCTGAGCGTGTTGCGCACGTGATGCGTAAGACCAAGAACGACATCAAGAAACTGCAGGTGGCAGGTTTCTACCGCGACATTGAGTTGGGCGAGCCACAAACAATCCACACGGACATTGAGAAAAAGAAAGCGGAAGACCAAGGCTACAGCCTGACGGACGACGACCGCTACCAGATTCTTGAGATTCATGTCGACTACGACATGCCGGGTTACGAAGATGAAGATGGCATTGCACTGCCATACATCGTGACGATCGACCGTGGCACAAACAAAGTGTTGGCTGTTCGTAGGAATTGGAACCCTGACGACAAGCGCCAGTTAAAACGCGATCACTTCGTACAGTACACATATATACCCGGCTTTGGTGCTTATGGCTTGGGTTTGATCCACTTGATCGGCGGCTACGCACGCGCAGGCACTTCCATCATTCGTCAACTGGTCGATGCGGGCACACTGAGTAACTTGCCCGGTGGCTTGAAAGCACGCGGTTTGCGTATCAAGGGTGACGATACTCCGATCAACCCCGGTGAGTTCCGTGACGTAGACGTGCCAAGTGGTTCAGTGCGCGACAACATCATGACGCTACCATATAAAGAGCCATCACAAACTCTACTGGCACTGCTGAACCAGATCACTGACGAAGGCAAACGCCTTGGCTCTATTGCTGATATGAACATCAGCGACATGAGCGCGAATGCTCCGGTAGGTACCACATTGGCACTGCTGGAGAGACAGTTAAAAACCATGAGCGCCGTCCAAGCTCGGGTCCATTATTCGATGAAGCAAGAGTTCCAGCTCCTGCGTGACATCATCCGCGACTACACACCAGATCAGTACAGCTTCGACCCATCGAGCGGCGACCGCATGGCTAAGCAAGAAGATTACGACATGGTGGACGTAATCCCAGTAAGCGACCCCAACAGCGCGACGATGGCTCAGCGGATCATGCAGTACCAAGCGGCACTGCAGTTGGCCCAAGGCGCACCGCAGATCTACAACCTGCCCAAGTTGCACAGGCAGATGCTGGAGGTGCTGGGGATCAAGAACGCCGAGCAGCTTGTGGCGATCCCTGAAGACCAGAAGCCTCAGGACCCGGTGACGGAGAACATGCACGTGCTGATGGGGCAGCCCATCAAGGCGTTTGCGTACCAGGACCACGAAGCGCACATGATGACGCATCAGGCGTTCATGCAGGACCCGAAGACGGCAGCGGCCATCGGGCAGAACCCAGCGGCGCAGATGATGATGGCGTCGCTCATGGCGCACATCGCAGAGCATGCTGCGTTTGCCTACCGCGCACAGGTGGAGATGCAGCTCGGTGTGGCGCTACCGGCGCTGGACGCCGAGAACAACGCTCCGATCAGCCCGGAGGATGAGCGAGCCTTGACACCGTTGATCGCCGCCGCAGCCCAGCGCACGATGGTGCAGAACCAAGCGATGGCAGCCCAGATGCAGGCGCAGCAGCAGGCGATGGACCCGACGCTGCAGATGCAGCAGATGGAGCTGCAGTTGAAGGCCGAAGAGCTGAAGCGTAAGGAGGC